CACAAAAGACGGGAATACGCACGAAAACCAGCAGAGCGACCATGCCCGCATCTGCAAACTGGTCGCTTGGTACAGTCGTGCAGTGCTGCCCCGGGAACAAGAGGAGTGCCGTGTTGCATCTGAGGACTGCTATATTACGCGCGCGTATTTTTCTCTGGGTAAGATTTTAGAGTATGTTAGGGAGGACTGCCAAGGGATATCTCCAGCGACGCCAAATTTTGAATTATTCCGCGGAACCTTGCCACGGGCCGGGCCTGCGGATCAGGATGATGGAGGTATTGAAAATGGCAGATTTGAAGGCATCCCTCTGTGGTGAACTGCCGAATCAGGATAGTGCGATTCCCCAGGAGCAGCTGCGCGCCTTGCTGGAGCGCAGGGGGATCGTGGGAGATCCGGACATCCCCAATGCGAAAGCCCGGCTTGCGGAGCAGGAGCTTCGCCGGAATATGTACCATAACACCCAGGTCATGCTCAAGCACTACCGGGACATCGTCTGGGCCTTGGAATGCTTCCCCAGTGAAGTCGCACAGGAGCTGGATCAGCCGCTGAAGGATCTGGACGCGCTGCTCAGCGTAGTGGACACGCAGGTGGCGCTGGGGAACGCGAAGTTGGAGCACCGCCTGCTCAGCATTCGGAAGTCCCGCCTGCTGCTGGACCGGATCAATGAGGCCCTGACGGTCCTGCGCCATAAGCCGGGCAACGGGGAGCTGATGTATAACATCATCTTCCAGACGTTCATCACGCCGGACAAGCCCAGCCATACGGATATCCTGTACCGGCTGGATATCTCGGAGCGGCACTATTACCGGCTCCGCCAGCAGGCGGTCAACATCTTATCCATCCGGCTGTGGACGGCCCCGGCCGGCTGTCTGGATGCATGGCTGGAGCTTTTGACGCTGCTGGAGGGGTGATGTCCTACTCTGCGGCAGAAAAATGGCAGAAAATTGGCAAGGTCGGTGCGGATGACAAGGGGAGTGCAGATGTGCTATCCTGTTATCGTCCAAAACTGGACCTGACGGCAGGGAGCCGCCTTGAAGTGATTGAGAACAGTCGCTTCGAGGCGGCTCTTTGCTGCAAATATGACGAAAAGGAGGGAAGCAAATGGCAAAGGACGAGAGCAGGAGGGATCGCTGGGTGAAGGCGTCCCAGCGGCTGCGCAACGCTTTCCAGATGGCGGCGGTATCCTGTTACATGATGGTGCTGTTCGCCCAGCCGGCGGCTGCTGCGGACACCATGTGGACACGGTTCAGCACGATTATCGCAGATGTCTATGGCGAGCTGGTGGGCATCTCCACCATCGTGGCAGTGACTGCGGCTGCGGTGGCGCTGTTGGTGCGGATGATCTCCCGCAATGAGCGGGCCGTCGCAGAGGCGACCAGTTGGCTGAAGAGAATCGTCGTGACCTGGATCGTGCTCAATACCCTGGGCTTTGTGGTCGCCTACCTGCAGCCGCTGATCCAGGGCGGACAGTACACGCCGTCGACTACTCCCTGATTCCAGAAAGAGCAAAATCAAACCTGAGGAGGATATGTCAGTGAAGAACAAAATCTTATCTCTCACCGCATCGCTCCTGCTTTTGACCATGCTGACGCTGCCTGCGGGCGCGGTCAGTTTGGACATGACGGATCCTGACGCCATGCTCCCGGTCGATATCATCCTCGACCAGGACAACAAGGAGATCCGCAAGGTGTATGATCTCTCGCCCAACACCGACCCCTCCACGCTCCCCATGGGGCAGTTTGAGCGGGATGGCCTCCTGTACGACTGCACCGATGTGCTGCGA